AGAGTGTTAATCTCCTGCATGGTTTCATCGTTAACCGGAGTGATGTCGCGTTCCGGCTGACGTTCTGCAGTGTATGCAGTATTTTCGACAATGCGCTCGGCTTCATCCTTGTCATAGATACCAGCAAATCCGAAGGCCAGACGGGCACACTGAATCATGGCTTTATGACGTAACATCCGTTTGGGATGCGACTGCCACGGTCCGGTGATTTCTCTGCCTTCGCGGGTTTTGAATGGTTCGCGGCGGCATTCATCCATCCACTCGGTAACGCAGATCGGATGATTACGGTCCTTGCGGTAAATCCGGCATGTACATGATTCATTGTCCTGCTCAAAGTCCATGCCATCAAACTGCTGGTTTTCATTGATGATACGGGACCAGCCATCAACGCCCACCACCGGAACGATGCCGTTCTGCTTGTCAGGGAAGGCGTAAATTTCTTTCGTCCACGGATTAAGGCCGTACTGGTTGGCGACGATCAACAATGCGATGAACTGCGCATCGCTGGCATCACCTTTAAATGCCGTCTGGCGAAGAGTGGTGATCAGTTCCTGTGGGTCGACAGAATCCATGCCGACACGTTCAGCCAGCTTCCCAGCCAGCGTTGCGAGTGCTGTACTCATCCGTTTTATACCTCTGAATCAATATCAACCTGGTGGTGAGCAATGGTTTCAACCATGTACCGGATGTGTTCTGCCATGCGCTCCTGAAACCCAACATCGTCATCAAACGCACGGGTAATGGCTTTTTTGCTGGCCCCGCAGCGTTGTAAATGATCGATGCAGAGCGATTCAAACAAATGCTGGGGCAGGCCTTTTTCCATGTCGTCTGCCAGTTCTGCCTCTTTCTCTTCACGGGCGATCTGCTGGTAGTGACGTGCCCAGCTCTGAGCCTCAAGACGATCCTGAATGTAATAAGCGTTCATGGCTGAACTCCTGAAATAGCTATGAAAATATCGCCCGCGAAATGCCGGGCTGATTAGGAAAACAGGAAAGAGGGTTAGTGAATGCTTTTGCTTGATCTCAGTTTCAGTATTAATATCCATTTTTTATAAGCGTCGACGGCCTCACGAAACATCTTTTCATCGCCAATAAAAGTGGCGATAGTGAATTTAGTCTGGATAGCCATAAGTGTTTGATCCATTTTTTGGGACTCCTGGCTGATTAAGTATGTCGATAAGGCGTTTCCATCCGTCACGTAATTTACGGGTGATTCGTTCAAGTAAAGATTCGGAAGGGCAGCCAGCAACAGGCCACCCTGCAATGGCATATTGCATGGTGTGCTCCTTATTTATACATAACGAAAAACGCCTCGAGTGAAGCGTTATTGGTATGCGGTAAAACCGCACTCAGGCGGCCTTGATAGTCATATCATCTGAATCAAATATTCCTGATGTATCGATATCGGTAATTCTTATTCCTTCGCTACCATCCATTGGAGGCCATCCTTCCTGACCATTTCCATCATTCCAGTCGAACTCGCACACAACACCATATGCATTTAAGTCGCTTGAAATTGCTATAAGCAGAGCATGTTGCGCCAGCATGATTAATACAGCATTTAATACAGAGCCGTGTTTATTGAGTCGGTATTCAGAGTCTGACCAGAAATTATTAATCTGGTGAAGTTTTTCCTCTGTCATTACGTCATGATCGATTTCAATTTCTATTGATGCTTTCCAGTCGTAATCAATGATGTATTTTTTGATGTTTGACATCTATTCATATCCTCATAGATAAAAAATCGCCCTCACACTGGAGGGCAAAGAAGATTTCCAATAATCAGAACAAGTCGGCTCCTGTTTAGTTACGAGCGACATTGCTCCGTGTATTCACTCGTTGGAATGAATACACAGTGCAGTGTTTATTCTGTTATTTATGCAAAAAATAAAGGCCACTATCAGGCAGCTTTGTTGTTCTGTTTACCAAGTTCTCTGGCAATCATTGCCGTAGTTCGTATTGCCCATTTATCGACATATTTCCCATCCTCCATTACAGGAAACATTTCTTCAGGCTTAACCATGCATTCCGATTGCAGCTTGCATCCATTGCATCGCTTGAATTGTCCACACCATTGATTCTTATCAATAGTCGTAGTCATACGGATAGTCCTGGTATTGTTCCATCACATCCTGAGGATGCTCTTCGAACTCTTCAAATTCTTCTTCCATATCTCACCTCAAATAAGTGGTTTGCTGCCTAATTTCATTTTCTGGCGACCAACACAAGTCACACCTATTTCACTGCGTGGCTTGCTGTACCATGTGCGCTGATTCTTGCGCTCAATACGTTGCAGGTTGCTTTCAATCTGTTCGTGGTATTCAGCCAGCACCGTAAGGTCTATCGGATTCAGTGCGCTTTCTACTCGTGATTTCGGTTTGCGATTCAGCGAGAGAATAGGGCGGTTAACTGGCTTTGCGCTTACCCCAACCAACAGGGGATTTGCTGCTTTCCATTGAGCCTGTTTCTCTGCGCGACGTTCGCGGCGGCGTGTTTGTGCATCCATCTGGATTCTCCTGTCAGTTAGCTTTGGTGATTGGATGGCCGGCGCTGAACCCCGGCTTACTGGTTAGAGCGCCCGCACTACCAGTGACGCTGTCTTGAGGCGCAGATTGGTTACTGCTTGCCATGAGCGCTGTTTATACATTGGTCGAGCATCAGCCTGCTCATTCATCCAATCCCAAAGCCTTCTGCTTTGAATGCTGCCCTTCTTCAGGGCTTAATTTTTAAGAGCCTCACCTTCATGGTGGTCAGTGCGTCCTGCTGATGGGTAAACTTTATCGAAATGATAAATTAATGGCAATAGCAAAATGATAAATTTCTTTGATTTTAAAATATCATATTGATTTTCATGGTGTTTTATTTTTGTTGCAGGAATTCGACAGGAGAAATGAAGAGGCTTGAGGGAGATCTGGATTGCGTGGTTTAGCAAGTTGTATTTATCAATTTTTCACTAAATACAATTGGTTATGTGTTTTTAGGTGGGGCGATCGTGAGGCAAAGAAAACCCGGCGCTGAGGCCGGGTTGTGAGGAATTAATTACAGAGCAAAGAGATCATGCATTAGGTTGCTGTTCATCTGGTGGTTGAATTGATACGGCTCCAATTCCTTCTTGATCTCGTTCAGGTGTTGTTCCGCTTTTTTTGCCAGATCGTGACCTTCTTGGATCTGGCTTTCCAACATCTTGTTGAGAATTTCCATCTCCGGTTGCAGATTCTTCGGCATTAGCTTTTTCCTCTTTTTGTAGATACGTTGTACAATCAATAACCCTCGGCTTTCCAAATGTTGGAATGTCACCATTATGAATTTTGTCACAGAAAAGATTATAGAGTATTTCTGTTATACCTTTAGGATGCTCAACACACTTGAAAAGTTCCTTGGCTTCTTTTCTGTCGATAACAAATCCATGTGAAGGATATGAGGCTATTAGTTTGCCTAACGCCCCTTCTTTTAGGCTGCTTGGTTTGTCTGCTAATCGTTGGCCATAAGTGATAGCTATACTCATTGCGCGCTGATGTTCACCAAGCTTTATTGGATCTATCTGTGCGGCCATAGGTGCTATCAACGCTTCTGTAAGTCTGGTCGCGATATCAGCAGACATTTTGGTACTTATCTGATTTTCGTATCTTATCTTAACAAGGTGTGAGTTAAACGCTGAAATAGAGCGTTCCTTTAGAGCATCAAGAGCTGTCATGATAGCTAAACCAGAACTCATCTCACCTATTTCATCGTTTTTTTTCAGTTGGATATCTAATGGCCCAAGCTCCCCCATGTCACCAATAACAAGTTTATTGGCTGCTATAGCTATTAGTGTACCAGCACTTTTGCATGGTCCAACAACTAAAAGTGTTACCGTTTCATAATGGTGCTGTAGAGCTCTACCTATACGATAACCTGCATTTGGATCACCGCCATAAGTAGCAACACAGAAGATAACATTCTCTTTTAATCCATGTTGTGACTTACGTTTCTTGATTTCATTGGTGAGATCAAGATAACCATCACGATGAATATCGCCTGTATACACATAAACATCATGATTTTCAATAGAATTCATTCGTTAAACTCCCTGCTGTGGTTACGATGAATGTATTCATGTTGAAGCTAAGCCATAGCGGCTTGTCATCATCACCAATCTGGCGGAATTGACTGTTCATAAATCACAATTGGAATTACCCAAACGTCTCTTCAGGCCACTGGCTACCAGCTATGTGACGATGAAGTCACGAATTTTTCAGCCACTCCCTTGCCTCGATGTCATCCAGATGGCGAGATTGCTTCAGAATACCAGCCACATACTCCACCTTTGCTACTTGATGATAAGGCAACGTTATTGGCCTGTGGTCCTGGTTAATGCTTGTAAATTGGTATTCTCCATCTCTGTCATAGCCAAGAACCTTAATCATGTTGTGTCCTTCAACGGTTCTGACAAACACCTCATCACCCGGGAATACTTTGGTGTTAGGCTCAATGAGTACATATTCTCCTGATTTTATTCTGGGCCACATGCTGTCTCCTTTCACACGAAGACCAAAGGCATCTGGATCATCGCTATAAATTTTGAGCCACCCATCGCGCTCTTCGGTCATCTCGATGGCACCATCAACACCAAGAATTGCCTCACCAACCACGCGCACTAACCCTTTTCTTACCTGACCTACAAAAGTTAAAGAATCTGAGCATGATGCAATTGGTGTTACATCATGTACCAAATCAAGCCACCCATTAGGTAACCCAAGTGCAGCTTCAAATTTTCTTGCTAGTTTATCCCCTATGTTTCGAGTGCTTTTTTCACCGGAGACTTGCGTGAGTTGAGAAGGGCTAACCCCAAGCTTATCGGCAAAGCTTGCATTAGTGTTACCCGCGATTTTTTTATGCTCATCTAGCAAAAACGCCAGATTCGATTTGCGAATATCTTTGTTTTCCATCTCACAATTCTCCCTCTATTTAGCAAATGGATAAATACGCAATATGATAAATTTACATTGCAGTTGATTTATCAAAATGGTAAAGTTATTCTGTATGATAAACGGAGGCACTAATGAGTAATGAACTACTACGCTGGCGAAAAGAGGCTTCTAGTGAGGAATGGAAGCGACTCGCCGCATTAGCGAAAACTTCAGTTGGCTATCTTGACCAGATTGCATATGGATTTCGAAGAGCTTCCCCTGATAAAGCGAATGCAATCGAAGAAGCTACTCGTAATTTCACGGCTTATAAACCCGTGAAAAAGGAAAACCTGGTGTTCGTATCGCGTAGAGCATCAGCAGCATAAATAACCCCGCTCTTACACATTCCAGCCCTGAAAAAGGGCATTACCAGAAACAAATCTCTATGGTTTTGCGTTTCTTTGCGAAGCCAACTCTATCTAATCATTAAGGAAATTATCTATGGGTACTATTGCAACTAAAAGCAAGAAAGCGGCTCGCATCGAGTCAGCCTTGCTGAACAAACTGGCACTGATGGGGCAGAAGACATTCGCTCGAGCGATGGGGGTTCCTGAATATCAGGTAAGCCGATGGAAGAATGGTTTCTTCTCGCAGGTAAGCATGATGCTGGCTGTTCTGGAATACGGAATCGAAGACGATGAAATGGCTGAGCTGACTAAGCGGCTTGCCAATTACCTGACAAAAGAAAAAGCCCCGAAGAACGGCGAATTCTTCGAGGCCTGATGTAGAAAGACTGGATCAATCCACAGGAGTCATTATGACAAAACGTCGTAAGAAATACCAGGAAAAAGAAGAGATTCGACACCCTGATTCACCTGAGGGATTAGTGGTAGCCGCAGCAAATAACAGGGCGTTCGCAGAGCGCCTTGTTGGTGTTTACAGACTAGCCAAAGCAGGAGTGAAACATGGGCGTCGTTAAGTTAGCTGATTACAGGCCTCAACTTGAGGTCGTGGAGCATCGCGTGGCAGATACCGAAGATGGTTTCATGCGCGTTGCTAACGAGATTACCGACAGTCTGCTGATGGCTGATTTAACCGTCCGGCAGTTGAAGGTGATGCTCGCTATCATGCGCAAGACATACGGATTCAATAAGCCGATGGATCGACTCACAAACACGCAGATAGCAGCCATGACAGGTATTCATCACACTCATGTTTGCGCTGCCAAGCGCCAGCTTATCGAGCGTAAATTCCTCATTGCTGATGGCGTGAAAATCGGAGTGAACAAGGTGGTTTCTCAGTGGATTAGCCAGGACAGCTTAACATTAGCTAAAACAGCTAATAAAACATTAGCCGAGTCGGCTAATGGGTATAAGCCAAGTCAGCTAAACACAAAAGACAATATACAAAAGACAATAAATACAAATACCCCCTTACCCCCTAACGGGGGAGGCGATGGGCAGGTTAAACCTGAACGTCGCAAGGCAGAACGAATCGACTACGAATCCTTCCTGAACGCCTACAACACCGAAGTCGGTGACAGACTTCCACATGCTGTTGCGGTCAACGAGAAACGCAAACGCCGCCTGAAGAAAATCATCCCGCAACTGAAAACGCCAAACGTGGACGGTTTCAGAGCGTATGTCAGGGCGTTTGTGCATCAGGCCAAGCCGTTTTACTTCGGAGACAACGACACGGGCTGGACGGCAGATTTTGATTACCTGCTGAGGGAAGATTCGTTAACGGGAGTACGGGAAGGGAAGTTTGCAGACAGGGGGATTGCATGAGACAGGATATCGAAGCGAGCGTTATCGGTGGCCTGCTGATTGGTGGATTAACACCAACCGCCAGCGACGTTCTGGCAACGCTGGAGCCGGAAGCGTTTTCAATTCCGCTCTACCGGAAAGCCTTCGAGGTTATCCGCAAGCAGGCGAGAAACAGAAACCTAATCGATGCGCTGATGGTTGCCGAGGCGTGCGGAGAGGAGCATTTCACGTCAATCCTGATGACCAGCAAAAACTGCCCGAGTGCCGCAAACCTGAAGGGATATGCCGGAATGGTCGCGGATAACTATCACCGCCGTCTGGTGCTGGAAATCATGGATGAAATGCGTGAACCAATTCAGAGCGGAACCATCGACGCATCGAGTCAGGCGATGGATGAGCTTGTAAAGCGTCTTTCAGCCATCAGAAAGCCCCGTGACGAGGTTAAACCTGTACGGTTAGGGGAAATCATTACTGACTACACTGACACGCTTGACAGGCGTCTGAGGAACGGAGAAGAGTCAGATACCCTGAAGACCGGAATCGAAGAACTTGACGCCATCACCGGAGGGATGAACGCGGAAGACCTGGTGATAATCGCTGCTCGTCCTGGTATGGGGAAAACCGAACTGGCGCTGAAGATTGCCGAAGGCGTTGCAAGCCGCGTTATTCCTGGTTCTGACGTCCGGCGCGGGGTATTGATTTTCTCAATGGAAATGAGCGCATTGCAGATTGCAGAGCGAAGCATTGCCAACGCCGGGAGGATGTCGGTTAGTGTGCTGCGAAATCCTGCAGCGATGGATGACGAAGGCTGGGCGCGCGTTGCTAACGGCATGAGTCAGCTTGCAGATTTGGATGTATGGGTAGTCGATGCCTCGCGGTTATCGGTCGAAGAAATACGCTCAATCGCAGAACGGCACAAACAGGAAAATCCAAACCTCTCACTCATCATGGTGGATTATCTTGGCCTGATTGAGAAGCCGAAAGCAGACCGCAACGACCTCGCAATTGCTCACATCTCCGGAAGCCTGAAGGCGATGGCGAAAGACCTGAAAACGCCCGTTATCTCCCTGAGTCAGCTTTCTCGCGATGTTGAGAAGCGACCAAACAAACGCCCGACAAACGCAGATTTGCGTGATTCAGGAAGCATTGAACAGGACGCAGACTCAATCATCATGCTCTATCGGGAAGCGGTATATGACGAGAACAGTAGCGCCGCGCCATTTGCTGAAATCATCGTAACGAAAAACCGTTTTGGCTCGCTTGGTACGGTTTACCAGCGGTTCTGCAACGGACACTTTGTTGCATGTGACCAGGATGAAGCCAGACAGATTTGCACAACATCAAATGCACCTGCTGCACGTGGCAGACGATATGCACAAGGGGCTGACGTATGACCATCTACATCACTGAGCTTGTAACAGGCCTGCTGGTAATCGCAGGCCTTTTTATTTGGGGGAGAGGGAAGTCATGAAAAAACTAACCTTTGAAATTCGATCTCCAGCACATCAGCAAAACGCTATTCACGCAGTACAGCAAATCCTTCCAGACCCAACCAAACCAATCGTAGTAACCATTCAGGAACGCAACCGCAGCTTAGACCAAAACCGAAAGCTTTGGGCTTGCCTTGGTGACGTCTCTCGTCAGGTTGAATGGCATGGTCGCTGGCTGGATGCAGAAAGCTGGAAGTGTGTGTTTACCGCAGCATTAAAGCAGCAGGACGTTGTTCCTAACCTTGCCGGGAATGGCTTTGTGGTAATAGGCCAGTCAACCAGCAGGATGCGTGTAAGCGAATTTGCGGAGCTATTAGAGCTTATACAGGCATTCGGTACAGAGCGTGGCGTTAAGTGGTCAGACGAAGCGCGACTGGCTCTCGAATGGAAAGCGCGATGGGGAGATCGGGCTGCATGACTATCAAATCAAATACGCCAGCACACGACAAGGACTGCTGGCAAACGCCGCTTTGGCTTTTTGATGCACTGGATATTGAGTTTGGATTCTGGCTGGATTCGGCAGCGAGCGACAAAAATGCTCTGTGTGCTCACTGGCTAACTGAGTCCGACGACGCTCTCAATTCTGAGTGGGTAAGCCACGGTGCAATCTGGAATAACCCACCGTACAGCAATATCAGGCCGTGGGTGGAAAAAGCCGCTGAGCAGTGCATACAACAACGACAGACGGTAGTGATGCTTGTGCCAGAGGATATGTCAGTCGGATGGTTCAGCAAGGCTCTGGAGAGTGTCGACGAAGTTCGCATTATCACTGATGGACGGATTAATTTTATCGAACCATCGACAGGGCTGGAGAAGAAGGGAAACAGCAAAGGCTCCATGCTGCTGATTTGGCGACCGTTCATCAGTCCTCGACGGATGTTTACTACCGTATCCAAAGCGGCATTGATGGAGATCGGGCAGGGCGTCAGGAGGGCGGCATGAGGCGACAGCGACGAAGCATCACCGACATAATCTGCGAAAACTGCAAATACCTTCCAACGAAACGCTCCAGAAATAAACGCAAGCAAATCCCAAAAGAATCTGACGTAAAAACCTTCAACTACACGGCTCACCTGTGGGATATCCGGTGGCTAAGACATCGTGCGAGGAAATGACAATGGATTATTCACAGTTAAGTGATTTTGAAATTAACAGAATGGTAGGAGACATAATTTTTAAAGGACTTTGGGCATGTAAACCGGAAACGTCAGGGAATAACACCAACAAATGGTATTACGGAAATGCTGATACAACTTTTGAGCCATTAAATCATTTGCCTGACTACTGCAATGATCCGAGCGCTTCATGGCCGATTATTGAGAAATACAGGATTTCTATCTTAGACCAGTTAACTGAATGGTGTGTGGATGCAAAAGGCGTAAGCCCAATATTTGATACCAGACCTCTCCGCGCCGCCATGATTGTCTTTCTCCTGATGCAGGAGGCCAATAATGCTTAGCCCATCCCAATCCCTTCAATACCAGAAAGAAAGCGTCGAGCGGGCTTTAACGTGCGCTAACTGCGGTCAGAAGCTGCATGTGCTGGAAGTTCACATGTGTGAGCACTGCTGCGCAGAACTGATGAGCGATCCGAATAGCTCAATGCACGAGGAAGAAGACGATGAATGAGTTAATAAATGGCAATGCCATCAAAATGACAAGCATTGAAATCGCTGAGTTGGTTGGTAAGCGTCATGACAATGTGAAACGTACCATCGAAACGCTGGCTAAAAATGGTGTTATCCGGCTTCCTCAAATTGAGGTTTCCGAAAGAATCAATAACTTAGGGTTCAATGTTCAGTACGAGCATTACGTTTTCGAAGGCGAACAAGGTAAGCGAGACAGTATTGTCGTTGTTGCCCAGTTGTCGCCGGAATTCACCGCTCGCCTTGTTGACCGCTGGCGAGAGCTTGAAGAAGCTGCGGTTAATATCCCCAAAACGCTACCAGAAGCGTTGCGCCTTGCTGCTGATCTTGCTGAGCAGAAAATGCAACTGGAAAACCAGCTCGCAATTGCCGCACCTAAAGTTGAGTTTGCCGATCGCGTTGGCGAGGCCAGCGGAATTTTGATTGGAAACTTTGCAAAGGTTGTCGGTATTGGTCCAAACAAACTGTTTGCGTGGATGCGCGATCACAAAATCCTTATTGCTTCAGGTTCCCGGCGCAATGTGCCAATGCAGGAATATATGGATCGCGGCTATTTCACAGTGAAAGAAACAGCGGTCAACACAAATCACGGAATACAGATATCGTTCACCACAAAAATCACCGGGCGTGGTCAACAGTGGCTGACCAGAAAGCTGCTCGATAACGGAATGCTGAAAGTAACAGGTGAGGCTGCTTAATGGCTAATCTACGCAAAGAAGCACGCGGCAGAGAATGCCAGGTACGTATTTACGGCGTATGCAATGGCAACCCTGAAACTACAGTTCTGGCACATTATCGGATGGCTGGAATTTGCGGAACGGGAATGAAGCCTGACGACCTGATCGGCGCATGGGCTTGTAGCGCGTGTCACGATGAAATCGACCGACGCACCCATAATCTCGACAACAAAGACGCCAGACTTTACCACCTCGAAGGCGTGATCAGGACGCAGGCGATACTGCTGAAGGAGGGGAAGATTAAGTCATGAACGAATATCAGTTTGTGCTTCCATACCCGCCGTCGGTGAACACCTACTGGCGAAGACGGGGAAGCCAATACTACATCAGCGATAAAGGCCAGAAATACCGAAAAGACGTTCAGCAAATCATCCGCCAACTCAAGTTAGACATTTTCACCAAATCACGACTCCGCATCAAAGTCATCGCAGACGTTCCAGACTCCCGCCGCCGCGACCTCGACAACATCCTGAAAGGTTTACTCGATTCCCTTATCCACGCCGGATTTGCGGAAGACGACGAGCAATTCGATGACATTCGCGTAATTCGTGGTGTGAAAGTACCAGGCGGACGGCTTGGAATAAAAATCACCGAACTGGAGAACGCATGAACGCCACAATTCAAACGATACCAGAGCTTCTTATCCAGACACGAGGCAATCAGACCGAAGTGGCAAGGATGCTTTCCTGCGCAAGAGGAACAGTGCTCAAGTACAACCGAGACAGCAAAGGCGAGCGTCACGTAATAGTTAACGGCGTCCTGATGGTCAAACAGGGCAAGAGGGGTAGACCATGAGACTCGAAAGTGTAGCTAAATTTCATTCGCCAAAAAGCCCGATGATGAGCGACTCACCACGGGCTACGGCTTCTGACTCTCTTTCCGGTACTGATGTGATGGCTGCTATGGGGATGGCGCAATCACAAGCCGGGTTCGGAATGGCTGCATTCTGTGGTAAGCACGAACTCAGCCAGAACGACAAACAAAAGGCTATCAACTATCTGATGCAATTTGCACACAAGGTATCGGGGAAATACCGTGGCGTGGCAAAGCTTGAAGGAAATACTAAGGCAAAGGTACTGCAAGTGCTCGCAACATTCGCTTATGCGGATTATTGCCGTAGTGCCGCGACGCCTGGCGCAAGATGCAGAGATTGCCACGGTACAGGTCGGGCGGTTGATATTGCCAAAACGGAGCAGTGGGGGAGAGTTGTTGAGAAAGAGTGCGGAAGATGCAAAGGTGTCGGCTATTCAAGAATGCCAGCAAGCGCCGCATATCGCGCTGTGACGATGCTAATCCCAAACCTTACTCAACCCACCTGGTCACGCACTGTTAAGCCTCTGTATGACGCTCTGGTGGTGCAATGCCACAAAGAAGAGTCAATCGCAGACAACATTTTGAATGCGGTCACACGTTAGCAGCATGATTGCCACGGATGGCAACATATTAACGGCATGATATTGACTTTTTGAATAAAGTTGGGTAAATTTGACATCAACGATGGGTTAATTCGCTCGTTGTGGTAGTGAGATGAAAAGAGGCGGCGCTTACTACCGATTCCGCCTAGTTGGTCACTTCGACGTATCGTCTGGAACTCCAACCATCGCAGGCAGAGAGGTCTGCAAAATGCAATCCCGAAACAGTTCGCAGGTAATAGTTAGAGCCTGCATAACGGTTTCGGGATTTTTTATATCTGCACAACAGGTAAGAGCATTGAGTCGATAATCGTGAAGAGTCGGCGAGCCTGGTTAGCCAGTGCTCTTTCCGTTGTGCTGAATTAAGCGAATACCGGAAGCAGAACCGGATCACCAAATGCGTACAGGCGTCATCGCCGCCCAGCAACAGCACAACCCAAACTGAGCCGTAGCCACTGTCTGTCCTGAATTCATTAGTAATAGTTACGCTGCGGCCTTTTACACATGACCTTCGTGAAAGCGGGTGGCAGGAGGTCGCGCTAACAACCTCCTGCCGTTTTGCCCGTGCATATCGGTCACGAACAAATCTGATTACTAAACACAGTAGCCTGGATTTGTTCTATCAGTAATCGACCTTATTCCTAATTAAATAGAGCAAATCCCCTTATTGGGGGTAAGACATGAAGATGCCAGAAAAACATGACCTGTTGGCCGCCATTCTCGCGGCAAAGGAACAAGGCATCGGGGCAATCCTTGCGTTTGCAATGGCGTACCTTCGCGGCAGATATAATGGCGGTGCGTTTACAAAAACAGTAATCGACGCAACGATGTGCGCCATTATCGCCTGGTTCATTCGTGACCTTCTCGACCTCGCCGGACTAAGTAGCAATCTCGCTTATATAACGAGCGTGTTCATCGGCTACATCGGTACTGACTCGATTGGTTCGCTTATCAAACGCTTCGCTGCTAAAAAAGCCGGAGTAGAAGATGGTGGAAATCAATAATCAACGTAAGGCGTTCCTCGATATGCTGGCGTGGTCAGAGGGAACTGATAACGGACGGCAGAAAACCAGAAATCATGGTTATGACGTCATTGTTGGCGGAGAGCTATTCACTGATTACTCCGATCACCCTCGCAAACTTGTCACGCTAAACCCAAAACTCAAATCAACAGCCGCCGGACGTTACCAGCTTCTTTCCCGTTGGTGGGATGCCTACCGCAAGCAGCTTGGCCTGAAAGACTTCTCTCCCAAAAGCCAGGACGCTGTGGCACTGCAACAGATTAAAGAGCGTGGCGCTTTACCGATGATTGATCGCGGTGATATCCGTCAGGCAATCGACCGTTGCAGCAATATCTGGGCTTCGTTGCCCGGGGCTGGTTATGGCCAGTTCGAGCATAAGGCTGACAGCCTGATTGCAAAATTCAAAGAAGCTGGCGGAACAGTCAGAGAGATTGAGGTATGAGCAGAGTAACCGCGATTATCTCCGCTCTGGTTATCTGCATCATCGTCTGCCTGTCATGGGCTGTTAATCATTACCGTGATAACGCCATCGCCTACAAAGAGCAGCGCGATAAGGCCGCATCCATCATCGCTGATATGCAGAAGCGTCAACGTGATGTAGCAGAACTCGACGCCAGATACACAAAGGAGCTTGCTGATGCTAACGCGACTATCGAAAGTCTCCGTGCTGATGTTTCTGCTGGTCGTAAGCGCCTGCAAGTCGCCGCCACCTGTGCAAAGTCAACGACCGGAGCCAGCGGCATGGGCGATGGAGAAAGCCCAAGACTTACAGCAGATGCTGAACTCAATTATTACCGTCTACGAAGCGGAATCGACAGGATAACCGCGCAGGTTAACTACCTGCAGGAGTACATCAGGACTCAGTGCCTGAAATAATTTTTTTGCAAATCACAAAGTCCATTTAATGAGCCTCGCGATGCGGGGCTTTTTTGCAATAAATGCGT